CGTTCAAGCTCAACTGGGAGGACCGCGAGCGGCTCTGGCCTCTCGTCCAGCCGCCCAAGCTCGCCCTCGTGGAGTCGATTCAAGCAGCGCGCACCGACACACGCTCACTGGAAAAAGGCGGGTGAGCGCCCCTCGTCTCTCAAGTAGCTCTCTCGAATGGCCCAGGCCAGGAAGGTACGGAACATGGACACGAAGTTGGATCTCAAGAAGCTGACCCGCGCGAAGGCGGAGAAGATGGTCACGGCGACGAACGACTCGGAGACGCTCCGGTGGCTCGGCGACCACACGAACAAGCACGTGCGTGCGAAGGCCGCGTACAAGGTCGAGAAGCTCGCCAAGGTCGAGGGCGCGTCGTGAGCCTCACGGTCAAGGATCTCTCGCCCGACCAGCTTGAGGCGTACAACGCGATCATGCAGTGGGTCGGTCAGCGTGGCGCTCTGCTCACCCTTGGGGGGTACGCCGGGAGCGGCAAGTCCACTCTGGTCTCTCTCGTCGCCGAGCAGGTCGACCTCCCAGCGTTCTGCGCGTACACCGGCAAGGCGACCTCCGTGCTCCGCCGCAAGCTCAAGGGCGCCGGCACCGAGACCATCGGCACGCAGCCCAGGAAGGACGGGTTGCCGTCGCTCGACCGGCGTCCCTTCTGCGGGACGATCCACTCGCTCATCTACAGGCCGTGCGAGTGCCTGTCGCCCGGCACGGTCGAGGTGCAGAAGCCGTGCCCCGAGAAGAACTGTGTCGGTGAGACGACGTGGACGGTCGGCGTCGGTGAAGAGGCGGGGCGTAGCCTCTGCTCGAAGGGGCACGCGGGTCTCCTGAAGACCCGTGCGGCCTTCGAGGCGCTCAAGCCGAAGACGAAGTTTGCCTACGCGCCAAAGGACGAGGATGGGCGCTGCAAGCTCTGCCACGGCAAGGAGTGGCTCCGTCGCGAGCTACTCGACCGCACCTACAGCCTCATCATCGTGGACGAGGCCAGCATGGTCGACGACCTCATGTTGCGCGACTTGAAGGAGTACGGCGTGCCGATCCTGGCGGTCGGTGACCACGGCCAGCTTCCGCCGGTCGGCGGCAGCGGGAGCCTGATGAAGGCCCCGAACCTGCGGCTGGAGAAGATCCACCGCCAGGCGGAGGGCAATCCGATCATCGCGCTCAGCAAGCTGATCCGCGAGGAGGGGCGCTTCCCTGAGAACTTCCCCGAGAGCGAGCACGTCCGGTTCGGGGGGCTGCGGATGCTCGACACGCTCATCGAGGATCGCTACGCGGGCGTCTCCCCGGAGCGCCTCCTGGAGATGGGGCTTGCCACGTACACCAACAAGCGGCGCGTGGGCTTGAACGTCGCTGTGCGTCGAGCGCGAGGCACGGCCCGCATTGGCCGCGAGCTGCCGCGCGAGGGGGAGCACGTCATCTGCCTCCGCAACATGAAGGCCGAGGGCGGGCGCCCGCCGGTCGCCAACGGGATGCGCGGTGTGCTTCTGAGCGATGCGGTCCCGAGGCAGAACGTGAACTACAAGGGCGAGAAGCTGGGCGAGAGCGAGACGCAGCTAACCGGCTCCATCGCGTTCCCGGAAGACGAGATTGTCTCTCACGAGTACACGATGCTCCGCGCGCAGTTCGGGCGCGAGAAGCCGTTCTCGAGCCCCGAGGAACTGGCGCGCGAGACGGGGATCCACTCGTTCTCGATGGCGGGCAGTCTGTTCGACTTCGGCTACGCGATGACCGTCCACAAGATGCAGGGCTCGCAGTTCGACGACCTCGTCGTCGTCGCAGAGCGCCCGAGGCCGGTCAGCGACGAGGACTACCGCCGCTGGGCGTACACGGCCGTCACGCGCGCGGCCTCCAAGCTCACGGTGCTGCGATGAGCGCGCTTCTCACAGGGCCGCAACTGGCTGCGCTCTTCTTCCTCCGCGACGAGACCGCGCACGGTGGGGCCTACGTCGGCCACATGCGCCAGAAGCCGGCGACATTCAGCGTGTTGTACCGCTTTGGGCTCATCGCCAGCGACCGCTTGGGCATCTCCGGTGGGGGCTACGTGTTGATCACCGATCACGGGCGGCGTGCCATCGCGAATCTCCCGCGCCCTGTAAGGAGCCGGTCGTGATTGGGCGCCGAGGGTTCTTCACCGCCATCGGAGCGGCCGTCGTAGCGATCAAGGCGGCGCCGTCCGAGCAGCCTGTCGTCTTCTCTTCGCACGCTTGCATCCTGTGCGGGTTCGAGCGTGACCTCTCCCCCTGGGGGGGTGAGGGGCGCCTTGTGATGCGCTGCGCCGACAAGTCTGGGTGCCAGGCGCGGCAGATCAATGCGCTGCTCGGGACGCGGACACTGTGGCAGGAGCGCACCGGCACCATCATGGCGAAAGGCAGGCGGGCATGAGCGGGGATGGAGAAGAGAAGGTGCCGTGCGAGACGTGCGGCGTGCCTACGCCCATGACGGGCACCAAGCGCTGCGACTCGTGCTGGGAGGTCGAGAACCGTCTCGGCCCGTACATCGCGGCTGGGGGCGACGATGCGGCACGCTTCGTCGTTGCGGCTCTCGGCGGACGCGGGAAGTTCGTGGCCGATCGTGAGTTTGGCGTCGGCGTGCCGGGGCTCATCGCCGAGGAGTGCTACGCGCTCCGTGATCTGCTGATCTCGAAGAATCGGAAGTACAATAACTCGGCCCTAGACCCCGTCCGAATCTTCAGTAAGGCATCCCCGCACGAACAGATCCTCGTTCGACTCGACGACAAAATATCGCGGCTCAGAAGCGGCCAGCTCGACGACGACGAGGACGTGATCCAAGACCTCCTCGGTTACCTCATCCTGCTGCGCATCGCTCGGCGGCTCAACGCGGCGCAGGTCGCCGCTCAGCTCGACGAGTCGCTGGCGGGACCGGCGGGGAAGCCGTGAGCGCGAACCTGCCCGTCGTCGGCGTCGGCTCGACCGTCTGGATCTTCGACGAGAACCGCCGCGTGTACGCGAAGGGAGAGATGATGGCGGGGAAGCTGTGGCCGTCCGGGCCGCCTATCTGGCGCGAGCACTGGCGGCCGGTGACGATCACGGGCGAGACGCGAGTGTCGTGGCTCCTTGAGGGCTACTACGGGCGCAAGATCAGCAAGCGCGACCTCGCCGCCGGCACGGTGCGCGGCGTGCTCACGAGCGAGGCAGACCTCGACGCCGCCTGCTACGTGCACGAGCACGCCAGCAAGATCGGTGATCGTGTAGGGCGCATCTCAGGTGGTCAGAAGGCTGCGGAGGCGCTTCGGCAGATCGCCGCGCTGGTCGGGTACGACGACGGGGGGCGGCCTTGAGCGCGCAGCCCTTGAACGACGACGAGGTGCGCCTCCTGACGCTCTGGGAGACGGACTCGGAGATCCCGGCCTTCCGTGCCGGCTGGATCTACCGTCGAGACCACGGGCCTTTGACGCCTGCGCCCGGAGCACGCGCCTTCTTGGCCGATGGGCTCATCACCCTCGACCCCGCCGGCCAGAACGAGCGAGTCGCGTGGGAGCGCGGCTGGCTCGCCGCCGACGCGGTCTACAACCTTCTCGTGCAGGAAGAGGGCGCCGCGCCGCACCAGAAGTCGGAGAAGCTGGTTCCGCTGGGGCCGGGTTTCGATCCGCTGTGCCCTTCATGCGGTGCTCGTGGTCTTGTTTGGCGCCTCCGCAGCGTCGATGGGGCTCCGGTGGGGAGTTGCTGCGATTGCGATGATGGGATCGCGGGCTCGCCGGACGACGTCGCGTTGATCCGTTGGGTCGAATCTCGCGCTGCGCTCTTCGTGAGGCTGGAGAGCGCGTTGCGTCGGAACGGTGAGCTGGAAGACTTGGTGTGCAGCGCCGCCCCGCTGACGTGGGCTCACGGGGGCGTGGAAGAGGCTCACGAGTGGGAGAAGCGCGCCGCCGCTCTCGTGACCAAGAGGCAACCATGAGTGGCTTCCGCGTCTTCCAGCTCGACGACTCGCTGCTCTGGGCGATCACGGCGGGCTACTTCTCCCAGAAGTTGAACCAAGCGGTGCGAAGCGTGCCTGGCGTGCGCTGGGACGGGAAGCTCCGCGTGCACTGCGGCTACCCGGATGCGATCGAGCAGGTCGTCGCGAGGCTCCGCGAGATGGGGCTTCGATCCGACGACCCCCCTGAGAACAAGCGGAAGTGGAAGCACCTCCTCCCCGTCTCGTACGAGGGCGTGCGCGAGTACCAGAAGGAGGGGATCGACTTCCTCGTGGCGCTCGCGGGCTCGGGGGCGCTGCTCGCGGACGATATGGGCGTTGGAAAGTCGATCCAGGCCGTCAAGGCGGCACGCGCTCTCCGCCGCAAGACCGTCATCGTGTGCCCTGCGCACGTCCGGGGCGTGTGGGAGCGCCCTGCCGCGCCCAAGCTGGGCGACAAGGGCGGCGAGCTCGCCAAGTGGTGGCCGCAGGCTGGCGTCTTCAAGCCCTACGGCGTGAAGCCGTCGAAGATCCCAGATGGTGTCGACGTGGTCGTCGTCCACTACGACATCGTGCACGCCTGGGTCGAGGCCCTGCTCGCCTGGGCGGACGGTGACTTGACCGTTGTCTTCGACGAGGCGCACGTTCTCTTGAACGCCACGAGCCGACGGTCGAAGGCGTGCCACGCGCTCGCCGCAGCAGCTCGCGGACGGATCGCGCTGACCGGCACCCCGCCGACGGATCGGACCCGAGACCTTTACAACATCGTCGAGACGATCAGCCCAGGGCGGTTCGGGGAGTTCTTCCCGTTCGGGATCCGCTACTGCGACGCCCACAAGGTCGACGTGCCCGGCCCCGAGAACACGACCAAGGCCGTGTGGGACTTTTCGGGGAAGTCGAACTTGAAAGAGCTACGCCAGCGCCTCGACTGGTTCTGCCTCCGCCGCACCAAGCGCGAGGTGCTCAAGGAACTCCCCGCCCTCCAGCGCCAGATCATCGACGTCGAGGTCCCGGCGCAGAACCGTGTCAGCGTGACCGCGCGGATCGTCGGGGACAAGCGGCGCATGCGGGCGGCGCTCGACAGCGCAGCCGACGGCAAGTTCAAGAGCGTGCTCGCGCTCGTGCGCGAGCATCTCGAGGCCGGTATGCGGGTCGTCGTCGGGACCTACCGCCGAGCCGTCTGCGAGCGGATCGCCACTGTGCTCGCGGAGACGGCCCCGACCAAGTTCGTGCACGGCGGGGTTCCGATCACCCGGCGGCAGAAGATCATCGACGAACTCAAGCGCGTCGATGGGCCGTGCTGCCTTGTGGCGAACATCGACTGCGCCTCGACGGGCATCGACCTCACCTTCGCGGGGGTGGTCGTCATGGGCGAACTCGTCTGGGAGCCGCGCGACCTCGTCCAGTTCGAGGCGCGCGTGCACCGGTTCGGGGCTTCGACCTCCGAGCCCGTGATCGTCCAGTACGTCATCGCGCGTGGCACCGGGGACGAACTCATCCTCCAGGCGGTGCTCAACAAGCTCGACAACTTCTTGGATCTGGTCGAGACCGACGCGGGCGACGGGCTCAAGGAGTCGCTCAAGGGCAAGGACGACGGCCTCGCGCGTCTCGCGACGGCGCTGAAGAAGATGGGCGGGAGCAAGACATGACTGCGATTCGACCGTGTCCGTTCTGCGGCGGGGAAGCTGCTGTCTCCGGCACGGCTCAAGACGGTATGGCTTGCGCTGTGATCTGTCGTTCGTGCGCGTGCGAAGGGCCTCCAGTGCTTGGCGACGAGCGCCACACGCCCGAGGGAGAGGCGCGTGCCGTGGCGCGCTGGAACGGTCGTGACGGGGCCCGAGAACAAGAGCTGCTCGAAGCGAACACGCGGCTCGTCGAGGAGCGTCGCAGCGTCGATCTGCACGCGATGGTGCGGCAGTTCCACCGCGCGGGCGGCTACCCCGTCCGGCACAGCCCCGAGGTGCCGAGCGACGACGAACTCCGCTTCCGCTTCCGGCTCAT